ATTAGGATTGGCAGGTAATATTGAGGATGAAGATCGTAGAACTAATAAAATTTCAAGTGATAGTTTCTATCAGGGATTTTGTGCGGCGATGGTAGGTGCACCAAAAGAAAAACAAGCAGAGTATAAAAAAGCTTGGAGTGAAGCTAGAGCTTTTGCTAATAAAAGAGATAAAAATAAAAAATTACTTAATGGTAAAACTTATGGTAAGAACCAAAAAGATGAGTTTGTAAAGTATTTCAGAGCAAAGGGTTTAATACCAGATGAAGTTTTAAATGATAAAAGATATAAGGAAGTTTGGTCATATAGAAATAAAAAGGGAAAATTAGTATAATGAAAACACAACTACTTTGTACATTTATTAAACGAAACAATTTTTATGAAACTATAAATATTATTATTGCTTGCAATGAAATAGTGTTCGATAAGATTTATGTATTTCAGAATGAAAATGATCACCACCAACTAATATGTACTTATAATGTAGAGTATGATGAAGATTTTATGCAAGGTATACCAGATACTATTTCGCTTCATAGAAAGAAAAATACAAATACACTTTATACAATTAATGCACTTAATGATTTAATCCGAGAACTGAATGCTGGTAAGTTAGATAAAACATATCCGATAAAATGGGAAAATTATAAGAACTCTTTATTGCTTACTAATGAGAATGGACTCAATAAAATACCAACAAGAATTTATACAATCGTAGATACAAAAACTTGGGAACAAGACAAAACTGAAAAATAAAATTGTATTTTCAAGAAATTGATTATACTTATTATTGTATCAAGGTTATACTTGATTAAAAAATGACAATTAACTAATTAAAAATAGGAGATAACAAATGGATTTAAACGCAATCAAAACTCGTCTTAATCAACTTCAAACAACAAACACTCGTACATCTAACTTATGGAAACCACAACCTGGTCAACAGCTTGTTAGAATCGTACCTTATAAACACAACACGGATAATCCTTTTATCGAATTATATTTTCACTATGACTTAGGTGGGAAAAATTATCTTTCACCAATTTCATTTGGTCGTCCCGACCCGATTGAAGAGTTTGCACAAAAACTCAAATCAACTGGTTCTAAAGATGACTATCGTTTAGGTAGAAAGATTGAAGCAAAAATGAGAACTTTTGCTCCAGTTGTAGTTCGTGGTGAAGAAAAAGAAGGTGTTCGTTTTTGGGGTTTCGGAAAAACAGTTTATCAAGAACTGTTATCAATAATTGCAGATCCAGATTATGGTGATATCACAGACGCAACCAGTGGTCGTGATGTTGCTGTAGAATTCAAAACCGCTGAAGAAACGGGTAAATCCTTTCCTTCAACATCAATCAGGGTAAAACCCAATCAAACTCCAATAACAGAAGATGCTTCCGTTCTTGAAGCTATTAAAGAAACTCAGAAGAATATTACTGAAATTTATCAGGAGCGTTCTTATGATGAGTTAACTCAAGCACTTAATGACTATCTAAATGGTGGTACAGAAAGTACAGAGAAAACTAAAACTAAAGAAGAAGCTAAAACTCCTTCTAAAGCTAGTTCTTATAATGCTAAAGAAACATCAGATGCATTTGATGATTTATTCAATAGCTAAATAAAAAAACGGGGGGTGTATTTATTATGCCCCCACTTTTACTAACAATAAATTTGGAGATAATTTATGTCAACAAGAGATGAATTAGCCGGTGTTTTAGCCAATACATTAAACAAACAATTTAAGGATATGAAAGTAGCATATTTCTTAGATGGCTCAGACACCACACCTACAGATATAAAAGATTTTGTATCTACAGGTTCTACTATGTTAGACTTAGCAATATCAAACAAACCAAATGGTGGTATTGCAGTAGGTCGTATAACAGAATTAAACGGATTAGAATCAAGTGGAAAATCATTAATTGGTGCACACATCCTAGCTGAGACTCAGAAAAAAGGTGGTGTCGCAGTATATATTGATACTGAAACATCAGTTAGTACAGAGTTTCTTGGTGCAATTGGTGTAGATGTACAAAGTATGTTATATCTACATTTAGAAACAGTTGAAGATATCTTTTCAGCTATAGAAGAAATCGTATCTAAAGTTCGTGAATCAGATAAAGATAGGTTAGTAACCATTCTTGTAGATTCACTTGCAGCTGCATCAACGAATGTAGAAATGGAAGCCGATTTCGAGAAAGATGGTTGGGCAACGAGTAAAGCAATTATCGTTTCAAAAGCACTGAGAAAGATTACTCAAATGATTGGTAGACAAAGAGTTGCTCTTGTGTTTACAAATCAACTCAGACAAAAACTTGGAGTTATGTTCGGAGACCCGTGGACTACAAGTGGTGGTAAAGCATTACCATTTCACTCATCAACTCGTATTCGATTAAAGAATAAAGGTCAAATCAAGGATGCTAAAAAGAATACGATTGGTATGACGATACTTGCACAAGTTATCAAGAATCGTTTAGGTCCACCTTTGAGAAGTTGTGAGTTTCCTTTATTTTTCGAAAGTGGTATTGATGATATCGGTAGTTGGTTAAAAGTGATGAAAGATCATAACATAGTGAAGCAGGCTGGTGCTTGGTATACTATAACCGATCATTTAGGAGCAGAACATAAGTTTCAATCAAAAGAATTTGGAGAGAAACTATCAGACCCCGATTTTAAAACATTCGTTTATGAACAGATATGTGAAAAAGTTATATTAAAATACGATATGAAAAAAATGGGAATCGATGATGTAATTGTAACGGATGAGGTGGTTGGCGATTAATGTCAAATTCCAGATACCTTTCAATATTAAATGAGATAAAGAAAAAAGGTGGAGCGGTTGACTTTCAGAACACAAATAAGAAAGTCTTAATAATAGATGGCTTAAATACTTTTATTAGAGTATTCAGCGTAATGCCAACTTTAAATGAAAACGGCATTCATGTTGGTGGTATAGTTGGTTTCCTTAAAAGTATAGGATTTGCTATTAATATGTTCAATCCCTCCCGAACCATCATAATATTTGACGGTAAGGGTGGGAGTAATCGTCGTCGCAAATTATATTCCGATTATAAAAATAAACGTAGAACGTCTTACAGAGTTAATAGAGTAGTTGGTTTAGAAAATGTAGAAGACGAAAGACGTAATATGTATATGCAGCTCAGAAGAGTTGTAGATTATCTTGAATTATTACCATTAACCACTATATCCGTAGATGGTATCGAAGCAGATGATGCTATAGCATATATTGCAAAGAAAGTAATCAAAGATGGTGAGAAAATTATTATGTCAACCGACAAAGATTTCTTACAATTAGTATCTGATGATATTAAGGTTTGGTCTCCTACAAAAAAGAAAATATACGACAGAGAAGCAGTTTTAGAAGAATATCGTGTAACTTCAGATAACTTTATTATGGCTAAAATATTTGAGGGAGATAAATCTGATAATATAGGTGGTATAAAAGGAGTAGCAACTAAAACATTAGTAAAAAATATACCAACTTTGGGAGAAGAGAATAATAGTTATAATTTACAAGAGATATATAAATACGCACATAATCATAAAGATGAAAACGAAAACTTCTTTACTAAAATACTACAAAATAAAGAGTTATTAGAACGTAATTATAAGTTGATGCAGTTAGAAGATGTAGAAATAAGTGCTTCAACTAAAACAAAATTAATTGATGTAGTTAGAGGTTCTATACCAAGATTAATAAAATACAAATTCGAAGCCATGTTCATGGAAGATAGATTATTTCAGAATCTACCAAATGTAAGTAGTTGGTTAGCTCAAAATTTTACCACTATGGATAAATATGCAGAGCAAACTCGTGGGTAGAAAAAGAGTATACTTTACTGCTAAAGAAAAGAAAGAAGCTCAGCAAAAATGGCAGATGAATTACTATTATAGAAATAAAGAAACCATTCTGAAGAAAATGAAAGAAAAATACAGACAACGGAAATTAAATTTGGGTAGGTTAAAGCTGACACAGGAGTTATATGGAGAATAATTCCTTAACGCAGTTTGGGATAGGGTTTCAATCAAAGATTATCACATCTTGTTTATTAGATACTATGTTTTTACAAACTATAATGGAAGTACTTCAGCCAGAATATTTTGAGGCTGATGCAAATAGTTGGATAATAAAAGAAACATATAAATACTTTTTAAAATATAAAACTACACCAACATTAGAAGCTTTAAAGATAGCAGTAGATGAAGTTGAAAATGATATATTAAAATTAACTATTGTTGAGGCATTAAAAGATGCTTGGAATCATAGAGAAGCAAAAGATTTACCATTTGTTCAAGAAAAAACATTAGAATTTTGTAAAAATCAAGTTTTAAAATCTGCTATTATAGAATCTGTAACTCTATTAGAAAATCAAAACTATGATGGTATAAAAACAGTTATAGATAATGCTATGAAAGCAGGAACTCCTGTAGATATTGGACACGATTATAAAGTAGGTATAGAAGAAAGATTAACTAAATCTACAAGAATTACAATAAAAACGCCGTGGGATATTATAGATGAAGTTATGGATGGTGGCTTAGGCGAGGGCGAGTTGGGTGTTATAGTTGCGCCAGCAGGTGTAGGAAAAACTTGGGTGTTACAATCCATAGCTGCAAGTGCTATAAAGAGAGGATTTACAGTAGCACATTATACATTAGAGTTAAATGAAAATTATGTTGGTTTAAGATACGATACAATTTTTAGTGGTATATCTACACAAAACATTAAGTTTCAAAAAGAAGAAGTTAAAAAAATAATTGAGTCACTTAAAGGTAGAATGATTATTAAATCCTACCCAACGCGAGCAGCATCAGTAAATACTATTTCAGCACATATAAAACAATTAGAATTGAAAAATATAATACCAGATTTGGTTATTGTTGATTATGCAGATATATTGAAAGATGTTAGTGGTATGAGAGAAGTTAGACACCAATTAGGTAGTATTTACGAAGATTTAAGAGGAATGGCTGGTGAACTTAAAGTTCCATTGTGGACTGCATCTCAAGCTAACCGTTCAGCTCTTGAAGAGGAAGTTATTGATGCAACTAAGGTTGCTGAAGCTTATTCTAAAGTGATGACAGCAGATTTTGTATTGAGTGTAAGTAGACAAGCACAAGACAAGTTAAGTCATACTGCAAGGTGCCACATCATTAAAAACAGATTTGGTATTGATGGTATAACTTACCCAATGAATATGAATACTAATCTTGGTAAGATAGAAATCTATGCTGGTAATAGTCAATCAGGCAAAGAACAACAAGGTAAAATGGATAATAGTGAAGAATTTAAGAGACAATTATTAGCAAGTAAGTATAAAGATATGAAAAAAAGTGATGTAGATGGGTTTGAGTAAAACTAATAAGAAAAAATTATTTAAAAATCATAAAAATTTTAAATAGCTTGTTTTTAATTTGATATATATTATAGTTA